TTACAGATGGCACAATTACACACACTCGCGGCGTAAATGCAGTCTTTACCGATGGAGCATATGATACGGAAGCTACAGAAATTCGTGTTTCTGAAGTAGCGAGAGGTGTAGAGCATAAAATTGCAGTTGGAGCTATTACCGCTGCTGCGGAAGACCCCGCTGAGACCCCGTAGGAGTAACTAATGGCGCTTCCAACATCAGGTACAATTTCGGCGGGACAAATACAGACAGAATTTTCTTTACCGACCGCCTCTTTTCGAGAGTTTTATCAGAGTAATACTGATGTATTTAGTCGCTCAGGGCCTGCTTATGGGGGTCTTACTGTTTCGTTAAGTGATTTTTATGGTGCTAGCGGAAGAACCGCAATTATAAATCCAGGAATTTCAACAACAACCAATTTTAATACTCCAGATAGGTATGGATGGAGTCTTGCTAATTACTCAGGATTTTATCATGCAGAACAGGGGCTAAATACTGGGGCATTCGGAAGTATTAGTAGATACAGTGGATTGATTGGAAATAGCCTTGTAGCTATTTGTACCCATGATGTAGGAGAAGGCAGTACTCGTGAGAATCGAGATACTCACTTAGAAATTTTCACCACTTCGAGTTCAAATAGCGGGTGGACCTATATGGATGTTAAGATTGGGGGCGACTTTCAGTATCAGCCTGCGGGGTATATTAGGTATACTTTTACAAGAACTCAAGCAAGTCATTTTGGGCAGGTAGGCGGCTTAGACAAGAATAACCAACCAACAAATACTGTATACGCTTGGACTTTTACAGGAAGTGTATCTACTTTTTATAACACTAACGAGACTCACCCTATAGATAACGATAATGTTAGAAGTCTACATAGTAATTTTAAAAGCGCTTACGGAGGAAACTCGTTAGCTACCCCCTACATAAGGTTTAGATAATAAGGAAAATATAAAATGATTAATTATAGAATAGTTGAAATTAGTCCTATAAACCAGAGGCTAAGAATAGAGTATACCAAAGAGGGGTGTGAACCTTACTACTATACGGAGGCGCTTCCTCCTGAGTACACTGCAGAGGGACTCGCAGAAATAGCGGAAGATAGAGTATGGCACGCTACTCAATTCTGGGATTTTATAGCTGAAAAATCAGAAATAGAAGTACCTCAAGATTTATTTCTACAAGGAGCTATAAAAGACCATATTTACCACCCTGCTCCAGATTATGATGTAAGTACTCACAGGCTTGTAGATGTTGTTACAGAAGATGAAACTACTATTTATCACTCTAAAGTTGTTGAGCCTTTGTCTGTGGAGGAAATCACCCAGATACTAAGAGAGAAAAGAGCTCTTCTTTTATCAGCAACGGATATGTGGGGTATTGCTGATAGAGGTATGTCTGATGAAATGAGAGCCTATAGGCAAGCTCTTCGAGACCTTCCTCAACAAGAAGGGTTCCCAGATACAATTATTTGGCCAATTCGACCTTTAGATTAAGGAGCTGATATGAGTAACGTAAAGTTCTACGCACTTTGTTGTAAGAGCATACCTGCAACTAAACGTCACCTTCGATATGTTCCTAAAGAAGATTTAGTTATTGTATTTAATACTTGGGATTCTGAGTATCTAGTAGAAGCAGAAGCTTGGTGTCAAGAAGAAAATATTGAGTATTACATTACGGAAAGTGATGGTACTGCTTCTACAGGTAAAAATTGTTTCTTAGATATTTTTAAGCAGTCTAGTAATGATTATGCTGTGCTTATAGATGGAGATGATTTTATAACACCGCACGGAGTTTGGACTTATAAACAAGTTGCTCAGATGTCAAACCCTCCGGACGCAATAGCTTTAGTAAACCAATATGGCATATTTAAAGAGAGGGGGTACTCTCATTATTTAACGCATAAAGCTACTCATTCGGACCCGTTTTTTGGTGTAAAAGATATACTTAACCCAGATACTATACTAGGAACTGGAACTAGGTGTTTTAGAATGGCTCCAAGTTGGTGGACTTCATCTCTTGCGGGGAAAAATATTCCAAAAACTACTGAAACCGAAGTCGCACTTAGTGCTGTTCATTGTCGCTGGGCAAATCATGTCTATCGTTATATTGATACTTGGGAAACTCATCTAAGGCTTACTTGGTTTTCTAAAAAGGCTGCAAATTTAAGCTATTTTGATACAAGTTTAAAAGTAGGTGAGGATACGTATAAATATTTAGAGTTTAAAGATGCCCATGTTAATGGAAGCTTATCCTTAGTGCATTACGATGACAGGTATCCTACGTATGTTTATGATACAAGAATTGATGGTGTAGTGCAAGCGGTACTAGACGAAGGAGCTGACGGTACTATAGGTTGGCTAACTTGGCTTACGACTCTTACAGATAAGTATGATGAACTAGAATCAGCGGGAAGAATGCACGAAACCAGTATTCCTATACTACAAGTGCCTTGGCCAGAAGAGTATCGTCCTGATACTGCTGGATTAGTTAATTACCCCGGCGCAAATTATATAAGGTATTAAAAAGGGGGCTTACGCCCCCTCTCCTTCTTGTGGTTCTTCAACAGTATCTGGTTGAACCTGAGGTCCAGCCTGCTGTTGAATCTTTTGAATCACTCCCATGCTTGCTTTCGCAGGAAGTTCTCCTAGTCCTCCAAGAACCATGTTAATCTCTTCCAAAGAAAGGTCGAGTTTAATACTTTCGTTTGCCATAATAGAATCCTATTTAAATATGTCTTGCCAATTTCCGGTAGTGCTCGCGCGTGCATACTCAGTGGCTCGGTTTTCAAAAAAGTTAGTGTGCTCTACGCCATTTAACATATAGTCAAGCCAGCCTAGGGGGTTTGTTTCGCTTCCGAAGATTTTTTTCATTCCTAAGCCTAGAAGTCTTCGGTCTGCAATATATCGAATATATTCTTTTACTTCTTCAGGAGTCAAGTCAGGTACATCTGCTCCCGCAAAACATAAATCAATAAATGCATCTTCTAGCTCTACTGTACGCTCCGCNGCACAGTAAATTTCGTATTTCAAGTCATCGTTCCATAGCTCTGGATTTTCTGANATGAAAGTNCGGAATAATTGGCTCATTCCTTCAACGTGAAGAGTTTCATCACGAATACTCCATGTGACAATCTGCCCCATACCTTTCATCAAGTTATGTCGTGGATAATTTAACAGAATAGCAAAACTACTGAACAACTGCACCTTCTGTAAATCCAGAGTAGATTGCCATAGTTTTTGCAATATTCATTGGAGTATCCATTCCAAAGTTAGAAAGATGCTCGTGTTTATCAAGCATTTCTTTATGCTCAAAAAACTTTTGGTACTCATCATCTCCAAATCCGAGAGTCTCTAGTAACAGTGAGTACGCTTCTTGGTGTACTGCTTCCATAGCTGCGAAAGCGGAAAGCATCATTCGTACTTCAGGCTGCTTAAATGTGGGTAGATAATGCTTTGCATATCCACAGCAAACATCTACATCAGCTTGAGTAAAAAATCGAAAGATTTGATTAATCAAACGTCGATTCTCTGGAGTCAGCTTTTCCCTGTAGTCTCTCAAATCATCAGCCAGGTTAACTTCGTCAGGAAGCCAGTGCATATGCTGCTGAGTCTTATAGTGCTTAAACGCCCATGGATAATTAAACGGCTTATAATATTCTCTTTCTACTAACAAGTTACTCACTCATTGTCTCCATTACTTCTTCGAAGTCTCGATAGCCCCCAATATGGGTATCATCTATCATAATTTGAGGCACTGTTCGTGCACTCGGGAATAATTTGCTAAATCCTTGCATATCTGTTGCTGCATCAATATACTCAAAATCTAGCTCTAGTTTTTCTGCCAACGTTTTTGCTGCAACGCAAAATCGACAATCTTCTGTTCCATAAATCTTTACTTTCATTAGTCTACCAATTATGTACTATGTTTGTCATAATGAAAAAACAAGTTGTAAAATTAACGAGTACGATGATAGTTCTTAATATTGCAACTATGTCATCGTACTCTGCTGTTTTATCATCTGAGAAACTACCGATAGTATATTTCCAGATTTCCCAAACTTTAGCCTTCACAAGCCAAACACGCATTTTCATCAATACTATCAAAGATGTACTGTCGAAGAGCTTCGTCAGATACATTTTCGGCTCTCTTATAAGCCTCACTTCGTAGATAGTATAAAGTTTTTACTTTTTTCTTCCAAGCCATCATATGAATAGCATGAAGTTCTTGCTTAGAAACGTTTGCAGGGAAAAATACGTTTAGAGACTGACTTTGACAGATATATTCTTGTCTATCGGCTGCAAAATCAATAACCCATCTCTGGTCAATTTCAACTGCGGTTTTAAATACGTCTTTTGTGTACTGGTCAAGAAAATCCAAATGTTGTACTGAACCGCCATTTGTAATAATGCTCTTCCACACTTCATCATCATCTTCTCCTAACTCCTGAAGAATGTGCTCTAGATATTCATTCTTTTGCAGGCTTGAACCACTCTTGGTTTTTTGAGTAAATGCATTAGCCCTGTAAGGCTCGATACTAGGGCTAGTATTACCGCAAATAATACTACTGCTAGCATTAGGAGCAACAGCGAGTAGATGCACATTACGAACTCCATAACCTTCTGCATCAGGAGCTTCACCCCTTTCTTCAGCCAATTTACGAGTTGCATTTGCTGCCTCCGATTTTATGTGACGAAACATTCTCATGTTTGCACTCTTTGCCATTGCCCCTTCAAAAGGCAGATGGTGTCTTTGTAAATAGGCGTGAAAACCCATCGCACCCAGACCAATACTACGCTCTTGCATAGCACTGTATGCAGCTCTCCAAAGCTCACTAGGCGCATTTTCTACAAAATAACTTATTACATTGTCTAGCATTGCTACTAAGTCGGGAATAAATTGTGGATGATGCTGCCACTCATCAAACTCTTCTAAGTTTACGCTAGACAAACAACAAACTGCAGTACGGTCATTACTTGTAACAAGTGTAATTTCACTACAAAGATTTGAGTGGTGTACCTGCAGTCCTTTATCTTTCTGACACTGAGGCAAAGCATTTTGAACAGTATCTTTGAACATTACGTAAGGTTCGCCAGTTTCTACTCGATTCTGAATAAGTTTTACCCAAAGTGTCTTAGCTGATACTGTTTTTACAACTCTGCCTGAGTTGGGGTCTACTAAATCCCAAGAGTCGTCAAAGTTCTCTTCACGAGTAGCTCGCTCAATAAGCTCCATAAAGTCATCAGAGATAATTACTCCGTGATGTAGATTAGTAGACTTACGATTAATGTCGCCTCCAGTAGGCTTACGAACATCTAGAAACTCTTCAACTTCTGGGTGCGAAATATCAAGATAAGCAGCATAGCTTCCTCGACGAGTTACTCCCTGAGAGAACGCAAGCATTTCTGCATCCACAACTTTCATAAAAGGAATAACACCAGTACTTTCTGAGCCATTCGAAGTTTTACTTCCTACGCTACGGATGTTATTCCAGCAGCCACCGATACCGCCCCCAGCACTACTAAGAAAAGCGTTCTCAGTATAGTGAGCAGTGATACCTTCTCTACTATCCTCAACGTAATTAAGAAAGCAGCTAATAGGAAGGCCGCGACTTGTCCCACCATTAGAAAGTATAGGAGTAGAAAACATAAACCAAAGTTTACTAGCATAATCATATAACCTTTGCGCGTGTTCCTCATCATTTGCAAACGCCTTCGCTGCGCGAGCAAAAGCATCTTGAGGTGAGATTTCTCCGTCAATCAAGTATCTATCTTCTAGAGTTTTTTTACTAAATTCAGATAGATACCTGTCTCTTCGATAATCTACTGTTACATTAAATGTCACTTACCATTCTCCCTTGAATATCTGATATATTATCAGCTCCGATTGCATCATCGCAATAACTTATTAAATCCATAAGCTCATAGTTCTAGTATTTGTTCCGCATTTTCGTTTAATGCTTGAATAAATTTATATTTACTAGGAATAGGAACTGCATCGTATATATTCAATGCGCTTCCATAATCTTTTATGAGCTGTACCGCTCTCTTAGGCCCAATACCAGCTATTCCTGGCACGTTATCGCCTTTATCTCCGGTCAGGCACTTTAGTGAGATGTATTCTGCAGGAGTGCAGTCATAGTG